GGCCCTCGTTGGTGCGTTGGTGGATAAGCTCCCCTCTCTCCCCCGTGGTGGTTTGTTCTCCGCTTCCTCTGCCATGGGGGCTCTTAGCTTTTCCTTCCCCGTCACTGGCCGTCTCCCCCGGCCCTTGGACTCAGCCACACCCATTCGTCTGTCACCGCCAACGCCCGAAGTGCCCTCCGACCCGGCCCTCCATTTCTCCCAGCCTCAAGCCCCTGAGCGCTTGGATCGCGAACGCGGTTACCACGATGCCCTCAGTGTTCAGTTCCCTGAGGCTCGTCACCCTGGTGCTATGCACCACTCACGCGGGGATCAGGTCACCGAGCATCTCTCATATGACAAGCGTTTGAAACTCGCCACGCCGGAAATGAACTACGCCGACATCAAATCTCCTGCTGCCCGTAAGCGCACCAACTTCGTTCAGCTGAAGCGTGGTTTCCTCCGTGTTTTTCCCTCCTTTTCGCAGCGCCGGGACTTTGGTGCCCTCTTTGAGCAAAACGCTGAGAACGCTCTCTCCTCTTGGGCTTCCAAACGCACATTGTCGGACATAAAGCGCTCTTTGCTGAAGGAGGTGCCGGATGCCCCTGCTAACTTCACCTCGGTGTTCATGAAATCCCAGGTCATCCGGAAATCTGAGAAGTGGTTCTCCCCCGAGGCCAAGCCCGGTCAAGCTGTCACCGTTTTCCCGGCATGGAAGACTTTCCGTGATAACTCGTTTGCTGCGGCCCTTGAACAAGTTGTGCTTGCTGAGTGCCCTGACCACATTTATCTGCACCTCAGGCGCTCCACCCACGATCTGTCTTCCTGGGTTGGCAAGCATATGCGCACTACTGAGTCCTTCACGGAGACTGATTACACCAGTTGGGACTCCAGTGTTGACGGTCCTTTCATCAAATTCGACTGTTGGCTCCTCCACCAGATGGGTGCCCCGGCTGAGTACATTGCCTCCTACCAAGAAGAGGCTTGCTCCACCCGATTCTTCCGTGGTAACTTGCGTCTTATGCAACACTCTGGCAACCGCTACACGTTCCTGTTGAACACCCTCAGAGTCCTCGCACTGACCCAGGCAACTTATCAACGCCTCCGGTTCGTTCCACAGGCTTACGGTGGCGATGACAGCCTCATTGCTGGCACCCCTTCGGTCTCCCCCGGCTTCCGCCCGAGTTCCTGGCTCTGCAGCCCCAAGGTTAACCACACCTCTGTCGGCCACTTGTTCGGTCATTTGGTTTCTCACGGTATGCTCTCATACGATTACCACTACATGGCTAATCGTCTTGAGGTTGCGATCGTTGAACGTCCTTTTGACACGGACTTTTACCGCAGTTTCATCGATCAGATGGTGGCTCTCCCTTACGTTTCTGACCCCCAGTACGCCCGACTTTTCGATGTGCTCCACTCTCACGTCGCATCGCACGGCCTGCGAATAGTTGGTCTCGCCCCCCCTGGCGACTTTGAATTGTCTTTCACCCCCCACTCTGTTTTTTCCAACGGTGTGTTCCCCTTTTCTCGCCGGCCGCGCCGTTTCTCCACTGAATGATTGCCCCTGATACCGCTAAACCCCTGCTGTGCTTGTAGATATACTGAGGTCTCTGTACTAACGTTGAAGTTTTGGTTTAGCTGCGACAAAAGGTCACTTT